AATTGTAGCTTCTGTATTCCCGGTCGTTCTTCCACTTTTATATACAATATTATCCACACTATATTGGAGTTTGCTGGCATGAGGAAAAGACGCAGGAGAAGCAACATCTAAAATTCCAGGAAGATGCAAATTTTGAGCATTTAGGGTACAAATAGCTGCATCAATATAATTTGATCCAAGATCCCCAAAGGAAATAGGAATTGTCCTTTTTCCGGTAGCAATAATATCATAGATTGGGTGTCCACCATCATAGACTCCAGGTTGAACACACTCAGCATAGGAAATATTACTATAGCCAACTCCAGTTTCAGGAGGAAAAACTGTATTATAAATAACACCAAGAACATGATTACAAGTTAAAAGAACAATTTGCTCATCTTCTTCGTCAACAACAAAGAGGCTTAAAGTACCAGCATTAACTAAATGGCTGGCCCCAATACTGATACCACCCTGCAAAGGACGATGCTTGATACCGTGAGGGTAACAAGAACCTTCAGTATTATTTGGGCAAGAAGTTAATGCTTTTACCTTAGAAAAAACAATAACGTCTGTTAATTGTCCTTCTTCTGTTTGTTTTGGAATCCGATCTTCCTCAGAAAGATTTTGCAAATCTTCCTTTTTAGAAACGCCAACAACAAGACAAGGTTTTCCAGTATCTTTACCTTTTACTTTTTTTGTTCCTTTAAAAGTAATTATAACATTCTTTTTTTGAAGAAGTGTTTTCATAGGATTCCTTGATTCTTATTTTCACAAAGAGAATATAAGTAATTAAGATTTGCCATACAATAATTAAATATATAAAAAGTTATTTCTCCAAAATTGCCAATTTGTTCGGCTTCACCTTCAACAGAAAAAGAAAAATATATTGCTGTTCTACTAATCTTTTCTCCATAGGCTTCAATAGAAAGTTGAAAACTTACAGAATGAGTAATTTCTACTGCAACAGCTTCAACAGAAAGTTGAAAACTTACAGAATGATAGACATGATCTGCTGAGGCTTCAACAGAAAACTGGATACTTCCTTGAAAAAAATTATTATTCCATCCATTTACTGAAAGAGCAAAAGAATTATTACTATTACTTAACTCCCCACCATAAGCTTCAATTTCAAAAAGAAGAAGAAGAATTTCTGCACCGGCTTGTCCAAGTAGGCCAGAAAAATTTAGACCTATTGCAAAGATACAAGTCCCATCTCCTTCTTGTATAAGATCCGATACTCTAATATCTGTAAAAAAATCAGAGAGTTTTGGCATTAAAATAGTCTCCGATATAGAAGATGATTATAACCACTTTCAATTTGATCATATATGCCAATTACATTTTCAAGTCTATAAAATCCTCCTATCCCTCCTACAGTATCATTTTTTGTTGTTTTCAAGAGAGTAAAATTAGGAATAGAAAAATCGTATTCAATTAATTGTATACTTATAGAAACTATATTTTTTACTGTATCTCTTCCGGCACCATAAATATATCCTGTCTGTGCAGGAAAGATGTATTTTTCAACCCAAGAACTACCATTCCAAGAAAAGATAACAAGACCACTATATAATGAAAAAATATGTGGAGTTTCTCCATCACAAAGAATGTAAAGTCCTTCAAGATTTGACCAACTTGATCCAGATGGAAGAGTTTTGACAATTGAAGTAACCCATGATCCAGTTTTATTGGTTGTATGTTTAATATAATAGTATGGAGCTGTATATGCTCCAGTTACAATATGAACATACCCTGAGGAATCAACAGTCATATGGAATTGACTCCCCATACTGTTTTCAGAAGTAGCTTGTTCAGCTGTCCAAGTTCCATTAGATGTTCTTTTTGCTACACTAACTGATTTATTAAATTTTATTGGAACAAAAAGTTCTCCATTTTCTCTTAAAACTTGATATGGAGTATACAGATTTCCATATTGAAAATACCCTATATATTCTTCATACCATCCAATTGAAGTTTTGATATAATGATAATTATTATAGCTTGATGAATAAGCAAAGAAACAAGGATTCTTTAAAAGTTTTGAATATAGAGAAACTCCTTGGAAATAATTTGGAGAAATATTTAAAAGCGTTGTCCATGCTTTATTAGCAATAGAATAATGAAGACCTTCAGAGCCTCTGTAAAAGAAAAAATCACCATTGTCATAAATATAAACGCCCCCTAAATTATATTGATGAGCAGCTTCTCCAATAAATTGATATTTAGAGACTGGAAAATCTGTCATATAGGCTTCGATTCTCAAAATCTTAAAAGTATAATCAACACCACTTGTAAAAGTAAATGTAAGATACTCAAAAAAAGGTCTATTTTCTTCAAGACTAAATGCAGTAGGGAGCATTATTAACTGTCCAGACTTATATTTCTGAATCCCTCCTGTTGCGTTATATAACTCTACTTCTATCTGTTTATTTGGAACAGATGTATAATAGATTCTTAGTGCTGTAATATTACCTCTCATCAATTGGTCATTTCTGACATTTATCCACGCAAAACTATAAGGGGCAACAGAAGCTGGCATCTTCCAACAATTTAAAAGAGGGTCCCAAATCATTGTATCTGGAAAAGTTGGATGGATTCCTTTATCAGAAGTAAAATATGTATCGGGGAGAGTTGTCCATTCAGGATTAACTTCAGGATTATATTGGACAAATTCTTCAAAACTTTTAACAAGAACTTGATCTCTATAAGCAGAATATGAGTCAAGTGCACTTGGCCAAGGAATTGGCCTACCATCATCATCATAGCCCCAAGCCATTAGTCTTCCTTTTATTTATAAATTCTTAGTAGACTTGCTGTTATATTCACTGGCCCCCAGAGACCAGCTCCTGGGACATATGTAGCGAGAGAAATATTTTTCCAATTAAAAGCATATGCCACTATATAGTCAGGCATATCCCACCCAATATCATATTCAGGGATAGCAAAAACTCCTATAATTGCATTTTGATAATAACATGGAATGATTGTCCATTCATGATAAAATTGAATAGCTGCATCATAGGTTTTATCTTCATCTATCAACTGTTTAAGAAGTGAATCTGTGATTCCAGAAATCTTTTCAGTCTGAACATTTACAATAGAGGACTCATTAAAAGGATATTTTGGATATGCATAAGGTTGATATTGTCTAACAAGATGTCTAACAAACTCAGTCTGATCAATTTCGTCTGGTGGAAGATAGTCTGGAGGAGGAATTGGAGGTTGGACTCCCCCACCCCCTCCTCCAGGAGGAGGTGGATTCCAGATAGGAGGATCTGGTGGAATATAAATATCAGGGATCTCTGTTGTTTTAGGGATATTTGTATATAAATTTGATTGACGAGAAAAAGTAAATGTCTTTCCATTGTGCCAAGATTTTATCTTAAAAAACTTTTCAACAAAAAGCCAAAAATTTGGGGCATTTGTTGGATAGAAGAAAGTCCCATATCCTTCCATAATTAGCTTTATTCCAAACTGGAAGTCTGATCCTGTATCAGTATAAATTGCCTGAAGCCAATATTTTTCTTTTGTGTATTCTGTATAGTAATTTTTGAATTGTTCAGAGTCAGGTGTTGCATTTAAATAAAGAATTTGCCCCTCTACCCACGGCCCTTCCAATAGAACTATGGCAGGGCCGCAGGTTAAACGAATCTGTCGCTGGTACCCTTTAAGCCAGCAATTTAAAGTCTGGGAGGCACCGTACCTCATAAAGCAACTCCAATAATATCAAACTGATTGATCATGAAATCAGTTCCAGTATTAATTGAAAGATTAGCTACATTTAATTGCGCCCCACTAAGAGCAACAGCCCCATCAAAACGAACGGCAACTGAACTTGATCCAGTAATTCCTTCTTGGGCATAGAACCGGAACCATCCCGCCGTTCCACTATTGGAAGGAGATCCTTTCCAAGTCTGTGTTGAGAGCTTACTTAGTTTTCCAGGAGTAGTCGGAGTATCTTCAAATTGAAGACCATTTTCACCAGTTGAAGTATTGTGTGCTCCACCATTATCGGTAATTTTAACAAGCTCAGTCCCAGTTTCAGAGGAATCCGCATCAGCCGGCTGTGACCCGGAAAAAATTTTAATAAATCCGAATTTTAAAAGATCATTAACACTTGCGCCTTTGGCACAAACGACAGCAGTTGTTGCAGCACCAGCTTCTGCGGTAGCAACAGAACCAGTGGCAATTCCAAGAGTTGTTGCAGAAACAGTAAGGATCTTTCTTAAGAAATTATTTCCACCAGTTGTTGCATTAAAAACTTGAATCCAGTCACCAACTTGAAATCCATCGGTGATCCAAGATCCAGTAGTTCTTGTAATACTATCATTTCCAGCCCCTCCATCCACAAAAGAGATGTCAGTTCCAGCATAAACACCTTTTGGGACACCAGGGGAAGAGACTAATCCATTCAGAAATCCGGTACTAAGTTTCAGTGACATTGTTCTTTCTCCTTATTCTTCTATTTGGTATTTACCATACACGCTGTAGCCATTGAGGGTTTTTAAAAATGTGTTTACTTCATTAGGGGCTAAACACTCCTTTTCTGGATACCGAGAATCAATAAGATGAAGATACGCGGCATGTTCACTACAAATTTTTGCCCAAGGAGATTGGATACAAGCTAACCCAAGAAGTTGTCCGAAAATTGCCAATACATCATAACGAGTTTTTAAAAGTGGTTTTTTAAGTTCTTCATTGATTCTGGAAATCACAAGCTCTTTTTGACTTTTTGTTGCAAAATCAATCGTCCAAAATTTAAGAATCTGGCACTTATTTAAGAATTTATCTACTGGAACTTCTTTGAACCACAAATGTTGGGAAGCAAAATAACCTGGCCGATGCGCCCACATAAAATGAGAATAAATACTTTTTTTCTTTGCTCTTATTCCAAAAGAAAAGAAGCTGGTTAAACAGGTGCTAAAAACTGGCATCGGTAATAAATCTACTGGAAGATTTCGGACAGTTTCTGGAGTTAGATAATTCATAATTCCTCTTAAATGTTGAAAGTGATTGCAATTCCAAGACCCTTTGGTGGAGTAGTTGGAAGTTGGTCAATATCAACATAAATTTGATCACCAGTCTGCAAATCATCATAGCTTGTGTTAACAACTCCATCCTCTGCATAATATTCAGTTGGATCAATAGTGATTCTGGTAGAAAGCATATCAACATTGGCTCCAGCTCTTCGTCGTCGAAGTTGAATAGTTGTCGCCCCTGTTCCTGCACCAAGAGTATGAACAGAAGCTAATACACCAACAAGATTATAACCATTCAAAAGAGGAGGGACTGTAAAAGCAATTGTTCCATCTCCGACAGCTACATCAATAATACTTTCAATTGGGGCAAAAGTTATGATTTTTGCTGTACTATTTGCAGCAATAAAAGAGTCAATTTGTGCATGAGTGTTTGTACCAATATCTGTCAAATTTGTATGAGATTTTGTTGCTAAGTCAGCAATACTGCTTCCAGTTTTATCGACAGCAGCCCAAGGAACATCACCAATTCCAATAGTAGCTAAAAGACTTGATAAAAAATTAGAAGCCGATGCCCGAATATTTGACCATGTTTGACCTACAGGGCGAATCATAATAACATGATCTGTTCCAGTAATAGAGCCAACTTCTGTACTATCAGAGAGTTTCATATTTTTATTCCTCGAAATTCAAGAGTTATTGAAGCAAAGGATTTTGAATCTTGGCTTTTTTCAAAAGGATTATTTAAAAAGACTCCTTTCCATTGACGATTTCGAGAATCAAGATAGCCAGCCATATTATTTACAGCTTGATATAAAAAAAGCTTTAAATTAGCAAACTGAGTAAAAGATAACTTCTCAAATGTCATTAAGAGCTTCTGTGTTCCAGTAGCTTTTCTATAGGTATAGACCCGTCCGGTTGCTGACCAGTCAATATTAAAAGGCTCTTCGAGTTGCCGAGAGTTCCCCAATATAGGACTCGGCAAAACTAAAATAACAGATGGAGTAGGATATGGGTAAGAGAGAGTCACCATTTAAAAATTTTCTCCATATAAATATCCGCCTTCTTCCATTTCAAAATGAGCTGCTTCTGCTTCTGATAAAAGCTGATAAAAATAATCATTTTCAAGAGTTGGATAATAGTTACTCTGTCCTGGTACTGGTGTTATAGTATTATAATCAAGACTTCCATAGCATCCACCAACTTGATATGAAATAAGAGTAGCAAGATACTCAAATTCTATATCATACCAGCAAAGATCTCTGATCTCGAGAATCTCAATTACAGGATTTATAATAAAGCCGGTAAGAGCAACCCCATAGCTTTCTGAAAGGGTCACAGAAAGACCAATAGACGCTCTATATAGTGCTTCAAAATCATTTACTTGGGCTTCCTTTAATCCTGTAAAAGAATATTGTCTTTTCTCTATAACCGGCCAAAGAGGATCTTTAAAAATCTTAGGGAGTCCACCTTTTAGATTTCGGACAACTGCTCCTGACTCAAATCGAAGAATATCCCCTAAATCTGCACTTACAAGAGAAACACTGTAAGTACTATATGTTAGGCTAATTGGCAAAGGAAAGCCTCCCAAGTCTAATTTGTTTTTTGATGCTTTTGCCAAGTCTAAGGACATTAACTTCTGGAGAAGATGAAACTCCATTAAAGTTCATGTCCCCAAAATTATAAGTTGTACTGCCAGAGTTAAATCGCCTGACTCCAGAGTTCATTGCAACAAGCTGACTATAGAATTTTCTTGAAGCTGCTGGATTCATGACCATTTCATCAGGAGATAACCAAGCCAACTGGGTGTCAATTCCTGCACTTCTACCACTGGCATACCGAGGATTTCCTTTTGAATCCATAGTAATAGAGGGAGAGGTAATCAGATTTGATAAGATTCCTCTAACTTCACCAATAGCAGTTCTGGCACTTTCAACATATCTCAACCAAATTTGTCGGTTTCCTTCAATTTCTTCAATTTGCCGATTCCGGACATCAATCAAAACCTGTTGCTGAGCAGCTAAAGAAGCATCTTTAAGACGAAGGTTAACAAGACTCTCTATCTGGAGTTTTTCAAAAGCTATTTGAGCGTCTTTATAAAATTGTGTTCCATATTTTTTGCTATACTCCTCCATTTTCTTAAAAGCTGTACTTTGAGCCTCTGTGACTTTTTGGAGTTCTTCTGGAGAAGTAATTTTAGTTAAATCTGTCCAAGAAGCTTTTGTTACAATATTTGACAAATCTTTAATGATAGAAAGTTCATCTTCTAAATATTGCTGCCTCTGCTTTTCAGTAGTAAGACGAGAAGCTGCCACTCCCTGCATCATTCGATCATATCTGGCAATTTCTTCAAGATAGTATCTATAATACCCTTCACCACTTTTAATTGGCGACCATTTTTTTGCGTCAATTAATTGATCTGAGAAATCAATTTGTTCTTTAACAAGCTTTTTTAATTCAGCAGAGATTGCTTCAAAGCGTTCTTTATTAGTCGCTTTTGCAGCTTTTGCAAGTTCTTCTTCAAGAAGCCCAACCTGTGCAGCAGTTGCTTGATATTTTGAAAATAGATCTGGTTCCTTTCGATCATAGCGATCTTTACCAGAGAGACGGCGCTCCATAATATAATTGGTAGCTTCCATCTCTTTATTAAAATCTTTTTGTTTCTTTTTTGCAATATCTTCAAGGCGATTAATTTCTTCTCGAACAGTAGATAAACGATCTCGAATAGAATCAATAATCTTTTCTTCAAATCTTGTTACGGACCCAAGAAAATCTTCATAAGGCTCTTTTTGAAGATTGATCATTTGGGTAAGAAGCCCACGCTCTTCTGCCAAAGATTGCAATTGTTTTTTTGAAGCATCTTCAACAGCCTTCACGCGGGCGTCATACGCCGTGTTTATATTGAGAAGCTCTCTATCAAGCCACTTTTTTTGGTTATCTGCTGTTGCTCTATCAATTTTATCAGCTTTTTCTTGCCCAAGTCTAATAATAAATCGAGAAATAAAAACACCTGTCCCAAGGGCAGCAAGTCCTGCTAAAATTGGATTTAATCCAGCAAGAGCAAAAGTTAAAGCTCCAACAGCAGGGACAGCTGTATAAAAAATAGTATCAGAAAAAGCTTTAACACCAGCAGTAATATTATCAAAATTTGCACCAAGACCTGCAACAGTATCAATCATTCTTTTACCGACATCAACGGTAAAGAAATTCTTGATTCGCTCCATCACTACTGCAAGTTGTTTTTCAGGTTTTTCTGTGATTAGTTTTATTTGATCATTATATGTTTTAACAGCTTCGGTAATGTCTACATAATCTTGCTCAACTTCCTTAAGACTTTTACCAGTAATGGACATGACACCTTGCATGGCTCGGAGTCTGCCCATTAATTTTCCTATTTCAGCTGTATCTTCTCCAAATCTATCAGAAAGCAGCGTTAAAAAAGGTAAAAATCCATATGTCTCAATGGCTGCTTGGCCAGTTTCAACACCAAGTTCTTTAAACCATTTTGACATTTCCTCTGTTGGTTTGATTAATTTAAGAAAAACGTTCCGAAGATACGTGGCAGTCGTATTATATTTGATACCTTGTCGAGAAGCAACTGTGATAAGAGACTGGAGTTCGTTTAATTTAACTCCTACTTGTGCAGCAGGAACAGCTAATTGACCAAAAGTCTGAGCCATTTCAGATGCTTTGACTCGACCAAGGTCAATAGTTGCAAAGAAAGAAGCCGCAATCTCATTTGCTCTTGATGTATCTAATTTAAAAGCGTTAATTGTGGCATCAAGAAGTTGGACAGCTTCAGTAGTAGTTGAGACAGAAGTTACTGCAAACTGATTTACTTCTTGTAGATACCGAAAAGTATCTGCACCTTCAACAATCTGATCTGAAATTGCTTCATAGCCTGCTGCAACTTGATCAAGAAGTGGACCTCCCCAAGTATCAGAAAGTTTCCTAAAACCATCTACCCATTGATTAACACCTAAAGGAAATTTTGAAGATATAGTCTGGACTTCACCTATTCTGATTCCAAGTTCTATAACAGTCCCCATTCCTTCCCGAATGGTTCTTATTATAGAAGAAACAGCTTGGTGAATTAATTGAACGCCAATAAGTCTGGTAAAACTTTTCCAAGAAAGAGTAACTTCATCAAGCGCGCCTTTTAATTTTTTTGTTGACTGTGTGGCTTGCCCCTGTTGAACAGCAACTTTGAAAAAAGCTGCTGCTTGTGCATCAATCTGTTTTGTAAAAGAAGCTCCAAGTTGTGCTTGAGTATTCTTAACTCTTAGCATGGCAGTTTGGATATCGCTCAAACCACCAACATAAGAACGAATACGATTTTTCCCAATATCGTCCCACATCTTAGAGATTTGGGAATAAGCAATATCATGCTGTGCACGAAGTTCTCGAACAGAAGTAATAGCATTTTTGTAGCTAAGAATTTCTTCTGGGGTTGCCTGTCTTTTAGCAATTTCAGTTCGAGAAATACCTTTTTGAAGAAGTAATGATGTTGCAGAATCAGCCTTTCTTGAAAGTTGCTGTCTCCTTTTAAGGGCTGCTTCTTCTTGTGCCGCTGCTTTTGCTTCTTCAAGAGCACGAAGACGTTGTTTTTCCGCAACCTCAGCTTCTGCTTTTGCTTTTGCTAATTGTTTTCGTGATTCTGCACCAAGCCTCTCTTTTGCAATTAAAACATCTTCAAGGGCATTACGAACTTTTCGCAGAGCACCTGCGTAGGCTTGAGTTTCTCCTCGTCCAAGTTCTCCCCAAATTTTAGTAATATGTTCTCTTGCAACATTGTGCTGTGCAACGATTTCCCGTAAACGCCCAGCAGCGTTTTTATAGTCAACTTGCTCTCCACGAGTTGCGCCAAGTTGCCCAATGCCTGCTTGGGTTGTCCCTCGCTGGACAAGATCACCAGCATATCGAGCATTTGTTGAAGCGAGGTCAACTATAGCCCTTCTTTGACGCTGAATAGAAGAAGTTGTAGAGTCAGTCTGAGAGGAAAGACGTTGTTGAGCAGAAATTATAGAATCAAAATTTTTAACAACTGTCCCAAGTGATTTTGCTAAATCAGAAACAGTTTTAGCTGTCTCTGCAAATTTTGTCAGAGTTTTATCAGCACTCTTATTTGTTTTTTCTTGAGCTTTTGCAACAGTTTCCCACTGTTTTACGAGCTTCTCAAGTTCTTTGAAGACTGCACTAAAATCAGCGGAGGCTTGAGCAGTATCGGTTGCCATTAGTAATTTACCTTTGATCTAAATTTAAAGGGAAAATGACTTGCGTCTGGCAGATACTTTTCATAGTTATTCTCAATAAAGATTTCAGCATCTATCATAGCTTCATTTAAGCTCTGCCACTGTGGCTCCCAATACCAATATTGCCAAACTTTTATTTGAAACCGAAAAGACATTGTTGGGCGGTCTATTGACCCATAATTAAATTTAAAAGCATTTAGCCCTGCTTTAACGCCTTCCGGGATTCCTTTTATTTTTTTCGGATAATATCTTCCACTTATAGCAGTTACTCCACGCCTAACTCTTTTAGGGGCAACATAAGGAAGAATACTTGTTTTTGCTACTTTAGCCATTGGCTCAAGAGATGCTGCCGACATTCCCGTATCTACCGCTACATTAGTTACAGCAGATTTTACAAAGACGCCCGCAGCATCTCGCATGAGCCGCTTCATCGCTTCATAGTACTTCCTTTTCCATTCAGCAAAAGCACTTTTGATTGCTGAAATCTCGACTCTACCGTATGTCAGTTTCAGTACCACTTTCCTCTATCATCCTTAGATGATTATAACCAATTAAAGATGCTTGAGTCCAGATATCGCAATCATCCCACACTGATTTTACTCCAGAAGGTTGAATCCCAAATCTTTCACAAGCTCTCCAAATTGCATACCGCTCGCTACGAAATTTAGGGATTATGCTTTGTCTTTCTCCTCCTGGAGACCAGCTAAAAAACTATCTGTTGCAGCCTTTACCTTTTCATCATCCAATCCTTGGACTTCAATATAGGCTCGCATCAGACGAAGGCGTTCTGCATCTGTTAGCCCAGACGAAACAAGTTCACTTTCAACATTCCCCCAGGTTTCAGGATTTGCAAGATCAATAGTTTCCCATTCAAGTCCAGGGGTTGAACTTAAGGCTTTTATTAACATCCAATTAGACTTGTGCTCTCCCCATTTTTGAAGACTTTTTCTATAATCAGGATCTTCAATCAAGTGGATTTTCTGTCCATCTGCCGTCTTTTTTACAGGTGGAATTGGAGCAGGATAAATTTTGTCAAATTCATTTGACTCTAAAACGGCCTGGATAACAAATACTAAGTTTCCAGTGTCACGCGGCAATACGATAGTTTTTTTTGGCGCTCCGGCCACTTTTATACCGTGCAATTTCATAATACCTCTTTTTTAGAGTGACTGGCGGACCAGCTTTGATCCGCCAGTCTCAGAATTAAGTTGATTGAGGAGTCCGAACTGAAGATGCCTGAGTAGCGTTACATTTGCCAGAACAGCTAATCGAGGCTCCCCGAAGATCGTGTTCAAGAGATTCCCATCGAAAATCAGGAAAAGTAATTACTTCTTGGTCCCCACAGGTTGATGGAGTAGGAAGATATTCAAGCTCCAGGTCTACAGCATACGGGCGACAGGCATCAGAATCAGTTGAAATCCAACCAATTCGAGACGCCCCTTTGAGTGCTTCTTCGACACTTGGAGCTGTGCTCGAAGACCCAAGAATGTATTCCCACATGAAGTCAAAACTGACCTCCATCGGGACTTCATCCCCCTGTTTGACATCACTGAGAACACCACGATCAAGAATGTATTCATTGTTTCTTTTCTCAGAGTAGGTTAGATTTCCTTCCCCGATCTTGACCGTGAGTGTTTTTGGGGTGCCAGTCCCGTCCTTAATTTTGAGAGTAGCCTTTTTCAAGTCTATGGCTGCCATCTTGTGATCATCTCCTTGTTAGAGGTCTAATTTGTAATGACCTTCAACAGTAGCTTGCTGAAGGGCTTTGTCCTGAGCAATTACACCAAAATGACTAATAACTAAAAGCTGTCGATCCCGTTTGTTTTGTAGAAGCTCAGCACACGTCAGGAGAGACTGATCATCTGATGGTCCTGACCCATATTTAAAAATTTGTAAAGGGGAATAAAACTTAGCTGCTATAGCTCCAGCCATTGTGTGAATTTTATGAAGATTTGAAAAATCAACAACAGACTGAAGTAAAACATTAACCTCAATCAAAGCTTCCCAAGTTGCTTTGTCGAGTTGTGAAAAATAAGGACCATCCATACGAACTTCAATAAAATCTTTATCCTCCCAAGTTGTCCGAGGTTCTCCTTCAATAAAAGTTTTATAGCCGGTTGATGCAAAATGTTCTGTTACAGAAGCATAAATCCAGCGAGGCCAATTAGAATTCATTGGAGTTCTCCGAATTTGTAAGAGTCGTCATAGTTATTAAATATCCGAGGCCATTAACAATTGCTTCAGCTGATTTAACAAGATACACAACTGTGTCTATCAAAACTTGAGTACTTTCTTTTATTTCAAATTCTTTTGGTACATCAGCCCCATCAATAATAACGACCCTTGTATCCGCCCCAAAGAACCCGCCATAAGTAAAATTCTTATTAGCAGCAATAAAAGACAGGTCATAGACGAATGAAGGCTTTAGATGAGTTGGTAACAAAATCGCCCTCATTACTGAAATTGTGTGATAAGTCTTGAACACTTTTCCAGTTTTTCTATCAACATTAGACTCGACAATGTTCCTTAGTCTGATTGACGAAGGATAGTCTTTTTTCAGTTGATATAAAACGTTTTTGACCTGTCTTAGATTGTCCATGTACCTCTTACCTCATTTCGCTATGACAGCAGCGCAATTCCGAGATTGGTGTCGAGGACTTTGATTCCGCAAAGCATATCAACAGTCACTCGATGACCTTGTTTCACACCGTCATAGGTAATAACGACACGAATAGCCAGATCATTGAACTTGGCCACAAAAGACTGTGCGCCTTGGGTGATCGGCTCCGGAAGTGGACGAGAAACAAATGCCATTGCGTTGGGATGCAGGCAAAGGCCATAATTTCCGGAAGGACCGATGCCGACCATGCCGTTATCTGCCTTGAGTGCATCCAACGGAACATCAAGCAGAAGTTCGGTAGTGCTTGCCTGGAGTGCAGAATACTGATCCACATTCCAGTTTGCATGAGAACCAGAAATGATTGGACCAACCGAAATAAGCTGGCCAGCCTGCGGCGCTACCGAGAAACCATCAACAGTAATGGGCTTCAGCCATCCTGCGGCATAACCTGCACCCAAATTGATGGCCCCAGGAACATAAATGGTGACTGCTGCGGTTGAAGCGCAAGCATACTTGAGACCCGGAGAAATGGTGATGGTTTCTCCAGATGCATCAATATTTACGATCTTCTGCGGAGTCATGTCACCAGCAACAGTCAGCCAGCCGCCTTTGTGTGCGTCATGCTCAGTCGTGAAAGCAGTTACGTTCAGGACGGTGGAGCCAACCGCTTCATTTGCCGTCAATGCTGTGGCATAAGTGGTATTGCCCGGAGCGATTGAAGGAGCATTTTGGGCCATAACCCAATTGGTTCCAAGCAGAAGGCCAAGAGAGCCAGTTCGGACAGCCGTTCCGTTGTCACCGATTTTCTCAGCAGAAGAAAATTCGGCGACCATCGAAAGATCACCTTTCTGCTGAGGAGTGAGTAGGCCATAGCGAGCACCAGGCGGGACATGAAGTGTATTGAACTTGGTCTCGACATCAACGACAGCCTGCTTACTAAGAGGGGTTCCAAGTTTCCCAACAGAATTGCCAAGGAATTTGTAGACCTGAGAAAGAATCATCAAATCAACACCCTGGACGATGCTGGACAGAGCCGGAATCAGGTACATCTCGCGCAGCCGTTTGAAAGAAAGAGCTTCTTCACCGTCTCGAATAATGAAGCTGGTGTAGAGATGCTGATTCAAGGCCACAGGAACATTTTCAGCCGTGGCATCCTGAGATACAACATCATCATTGTGCCATTTGCGCTTCATGCTGAACTTGCCAGGACGATGAGCATTCACGATGTCGCCGGCTTGCGCAATCTCATCCTCGAAATCGCGATAGACAAAATTCAACCCGACGGCCTGTGCTTCAAGAACCATAAGAGCTTCTTGCGCCCAGACTTCCGGAATGAGTGCATCGATGTTGTTGTCAAAAACTGGCGTCCAAATCTTGTAAAAGGTTGTCTTCATGATTTGCAAAATCCTTTCGCTATTTGATTAGTCCTTCTTTTCTGGCTTTTCGATAAGCCTCAGGATCTCTCGCCAATGTTCTTGTGTCGAGATCCTTTCCTTTGACTGTGCGGTACCGCCCAAAGCCAGGATTTCCTTCTGCTGAAAATAGATTTAGATGTTCTTCCATCTCAGACATTCTTTTGATGGCATCTCCGGGGTTGAGATCAAGGACGATAGGTTTTCCGTTTTTGTCCTTGTCAGCAAAAGAAACCTTTGAAACATACTTGCCTGTGGGTTTCCCATCTTCTCCAAGTTCCTCGACTAATCGAGTATGAGGCCGCAATAAGGTCAAAATCTGATTTGGATTTACTGCTTTTGGAGACGATCCAGAAGCGGCCGAAAGAATAGATGTTTCTATTGTTGATTCTGTGTAGCGTTTTTTCCAAGTATCACGATCCATGCTAACAGCATCAATTTCTTTTTTATGATTCTTTAAAAGTTTTTCTCTCTCCTGAGCAGCCGTTTCTTCTTTTGTTTTCAATGTTGCCTGTGTAGCTTGAATACGCTGTTCCAATTCTTCTCGTTCTTCGCTTGAAAGAGTCGCTTTTGTTTTCAAAGATTCAAGTTCATCAAGAGTCCGTTGAAGTAGAGTTTGATGTTTTCTACGATCCTCAGCCAGAATAGTGTTAACTCGTTCTTGGGTGTGAAGTTTGCCTGCTTTAACATCTAAATTCAATTTAGCAGCGGTAAGAAGTTTTGAAGTTTTCTTGTACTCAGGAGAATTTGCATCAGAAATCTTAGAGAGCTGTGTCTCTAAGTCTGTTACAAGAGCAGCATCTTCATCCCCGTCAAAGACGGTAATCCACAATTTTTTATAGAAAATCTGATTCATATAATCTCTCCTTATGAAGCCCTACTAAGAATAACCCCTTGGGAAACATCTAAATACGGGCGAATTAATTTCCAAGCCAAATAGCTTGGTATCCCTGCCTGGATATGTTCCTGAGGGATGGATCGGTCGTAGGTTGACCGAACACTTGAGTATTGACTTGTTAAAAGGGATAAATTTTCAAATTCCATTTCTGGATTTCTTCCATCAAGTAGAGCAAGTGCTAATTCACAGACTGCATTCTTTAAATCTTGTGGGGTAACTGTAAAACTGATAATGGATAATCTCGAAATCAAACTTGTTGCCATAATCAAAGCTTTATCTTTTTCTGTATCTAAAGCATTTTCCCAAGGTCGAATGAATAATCTTTCCCCAAAATAAGCATCTGCATCAAGACGATTAACCCAAGATTTCCCACTGGTTACAAGTTCAGGACCATCTATAATGTTTGGGACATAAGTAAAGATTCCAGCATCATATTCAATTTTAAAGCAATAGTCATATTCAAGGTCATAAGCCGGATCTGTAAAAGTATATGAATATTCTAAAGCACTTATTTTAGTTACTGCTGTTGCTGGAGGAGCTACAAGAACCTGATTATCTGATCGTTTGATACCGTAAGTAGCATCCTGATTTGATAGAACGATAGTAATAGGTTCAGATATAGCAGTAAAATTAATCGTCGTCATTTGATGCTCCTCTGCGGTCTTTATTGAGCTTATCTATTTCATCGTCATTTAGATTTTGCAAATCTCTTACGCCTCTATTAGAAACAGCAGATTGTGCCTTTGCGATTCTTGCTGCTCGATCTGCATGATCTTTTTTGGCTTTTTCTGCTTCTCCTTTTGGGTAGCCCAGAGCTTCTGAAGCAGTTGCATCCGAAACAAGACCTTCTTTGTGATCTTCTCTTATTATTTCATGATCCATTGTGGTAACTTGAGCAGTCAATATTTCTTCATAAATTACTTCCATCGTTTCTTGTCTAACTTTAGTTTCAAGAGCAGTAATGGCAATCTGTCTATCAATTTCTTTTTGAAAAGTAATAGAAGGAACAACTGTTTTTAATTCTTTTAACTTTTTAATTTCATCAAGACGCTCTGCATCTGATCGAAGACTATATTTTTTTGGGTATTTAATAACAGCCGCACTTTTTCCAGATTCATACATTGTCCAGATTTCTGCAATCTCTCGTTCAACTCTTTCCAACTCCATACCAATATAACTTAGCCCTGCTTCCAAACCTTTTTCATCTGTTAAATCTGCACTCTGAGAACCAGCAGGCCGTTCTAAATTCTTTAAAGAAAGGTTAACCAATTTTCGAATATCTTCTTTTAACTGATCACTTTTTTTCATGCTTGCTAAAAGCGGCTCTGGAGATGGATTTATAAAATCAGGTCGCTCTAACCCTTTTGCATATTTTCGACCATGTGTGACACCTATTTTAATATCAGATCTGCCTTGTGCATCAGCAGTCTCTCTTGCTGGAACCCCTTCTTCTGTGTCACTAAGTTGTAATTTTGCAAAATTTTCCATTTGAGGATTAAATTGCTCAGTATAAAATGGAAAATTACTTTTTAGTGAGTATCCAATATCAGAACTTTCTAAATTAAGTAGAGCAATTTGATAATCAGAGACATCAGTTAAAAGGCTCTGACTTAGAGTTGCAATTACTAAAGGAATTCGAGGGAGATCTATTTTAAGGGCTTCTCCTTCTTGCTCTCCTTTTGAATTATAAATAGTTAAAGAGACACCATTTTCTTCAAGAATAATGTGCCTATATTTTATTTCTCTTCCTTTTACAAGATGTGTAACAGGGTCAACAACATCTATATAATCTTTTAAAAGGACTGCTACTAAGATGTTGTCTACATAAGTCCAAGATTGGATATCTTCTGCTGGATAGTAATAAAGATAAGGAGAAAATTGTTTTGACTGTAATTTGGTTGTTCCAATATCTGATGCTTTGTCAACAAAGATTCCAACTTTTGCCATTGGAAGCAGTTCTGGTAAAACTTGAGTTCCGATAAAAGTTGTCATAGTCATACCAGCTCTGTCAACACCACCAGTGTCTCCATAAACAGCTTTTTGATAAGAAGAAGAACCACCGATTCGCTGAATCTCAACGAGTCGTTGATATATTGAATTTTTAATATCAATAATAGCTGCTTTTGCATGAGCTGGACAATAAGAAATATCTCGTCTTGTTACAAAATCTGTTGCTTCTTCTCTATGAGAAAATTTTTTCAAATATTTATTAACAAAATCCTTGCCACCTACAAAAGTTGCCCGATATTTTTCCCAATTTGAAACACTTGAAAGATAATCAGGGTGAAAAGTTTCCGTAATTTTTGATTTCCGAGCCATTATAAGATTCTCCCAATATTATAATTTACTGCTAAATTTGCCGCCAATGGCAAAGCAATTTCAGCATAATTACCACTATGAGCAAAATGGTCAGAATCGTGCTCACTCTTAACATAGCGACCAACAGGATTTCCATCTTGATCTTTTTCATAGACACGGACAAGTGATTTAATATGATCTTTATATTCTGTGCTTAAATCAATTGGGAGAATAATTTTATTTTTACGGTATCTTGAAAATCTTAAATCAAGCCAAGAAGTTCTATCCACAGTAATTGTATATTCTTCCTCACTGTGGATATGAATTTGTTTTGTATTGCCAACTTTATTCCCATAATAGCAGAGTTTTACTCTCCCAAAATGTCTTTGAGCAAACTCTAAGGCTTTTCTTTTTTCCGGGTGTGCATCAATCACACAAAAAGCAATCCCAAATCTTCTCATTAAGTCATCAAGATTTTCAAAATCTAAAGTCTTCCCTTCATTTATTAATTTACAAGTAGCAGCTAAGCTAATATCTGTTTCTAAATCTTTACCTCCAAAAAACCATTGATCGATTTCAAAATGTAACCATTTTCCAACATCTACTCCCATTGTTAAAAGAGCATCTTTTGGAACAATTCCTATTTTTTGATGATTTCCAAGACAAGCCAATATGTCAGTATCAGTAATCCGTGCTCCTTCAACAATATGAGTCAATCCAAGCTTTGAATTATAAAATTCCTGTTCATCTGCTGGATTACTTTTAGATTTAAGATAGAGACTTGCAATTTCATAAGGCTTTACAGTCATGGAATATAACTGGCTAATATGATACCCATAAATGTCTCTATCATCATATGTTGGAATCCATTTGGCATTTGGTGGCGCTAAAAAATTAATCTTATCTTCATGTTCTAATATCTTTTTACATTCTTTACAAATTAGATGGCTTTCTCGAATTTTTTGATCTGTTACCTCCTCTGCTGTTATGATTAAACAATCTGGAAAAATTAAATGGGTATATTTTGAACAATGTGGACAACGAAAATAATAAAGATGTTGTGTACTGATTTTGAAATCTGCATTTATTCCGTAATTATCTATGGTTGGAGTTGAAATTTGAAAAAATTGTTTTTCAATTTGTCCAGAAGCCCGTTCAAAGATCATTGGGACATTCTCTTGGACCATTTCATCTTTTTCATCAATAATTGCCAAGCCAACAGGAATTGATTTAAGTTGACTCCGACTTCTTGAACCGCGAATATATAAATTTGCACTTCCAGCCCTTTTATGTCCGATGTTTTTAACATCTGTAAAAAGACTTTTTAAATGTGGACTCATCTCTAACGCAGAGTCAAATCGAGCTGTTGAAAAGTCACTGGCGTCTGGTGTCGTTGCTGGTAGCACATATAGAACACTTGTTCGATCAACATCTATGGCTTTAAAAGATCTATTTAAAGCGACTTCCGTATATCCCATTTGGGCAGCTTTCTGCCCAATAATATTTTCAGCAACACAATCATGCAAATCAATTAACCAAGGATGATACTTAAATGTCCAAGGACCAGGAAAAGGTTTCCCCATTATCCTATAAGTCGAAGCATATCTTGAGACAGTTGTTACTGCTTTTCTCTGAAGGCCAGAAACAACTCTTTCATATAAAAGTTTTTGGAGAGAGTGCATTAATAATCCACCACATTAAATTCTAAAATAAATTCGCCAATACTCTGTTGATTTGTTGTAACAACCATCCGAATGATATATGAATTTTTATCAAGACCACCTTTTAAATAAGGCTTAAGATAAACACCTGTAAATGTTGATTTTACAGAATCAAGAACTTCTGGAGAAGATGATTTACTCTTTTTGTTGAAAGCTGTAAAATCAACATTTGTTATTGTTTCAGTTAAAAGCCAGCTCGAAATATCTATGGAAGCATACCCGGCTTCTTTAGGAGTCTTCTCGGTTAAGATTTTTAAAATCTCACTCATAGATAGACCTCATAATCCTGTCTGGTGACAAGGGTGCGTCCGCATGAATGAATTACATAAAATCGATATTTTTGAGTCACACAACAATTCAAATACTCTTTTAACTGGATTCCCTCTTTTGTTTGTTTCAGAAAACCTCGTCCAAATCTTCTGACAAACTGTTCTCCAGCAGCCAAATCAATTAAAACATCATGGCGAGGAAATCCTGGAACCGAGGGAAGAAAAGAACAACGTATAATCTTTTCTATAGGGAGTACTTTCCAAGTATTCTCTTTCCCATCGGCTTCGTATTGTGAAAGAATCTGGCCATCGACAGTTTCCATCTGCCAATGGTATGTAGTACGGAAATCCATGCGAACGCACCTTTCTTTTTTAAGTCTCGTCATAAGCAAATGTCAAAGTTTCTGCCGTGAGTGTCCCAGGATTTGCCGTGCTCGCAACGGTCAACTGAAGCCGCAAAAAGTCACCTTTGTAAGCGGCACTCCCAGTGTGAGGACCAGTATTAGTTACATCCAAATCTATTGGTGATCCACTGGTCTTTGTGAACAAATCAGTCCCAGAAATATTGGTATTGACGTTAGTGGCCCAAGAACCGGAAGTTGTGTATTGAACACCTACGCCAGTTCCAAAACCACTGCTACCATCCGAGTATGCCCGTAGATTTGTGATATCAACTGAAGGCGCAGTACTGAAATAAAAACGAAGAGTCTTTGTATAAGAATAAGAAGTCCCAGACGGAGGAATTTGAACGCGATTGTTGTTATCAACAGTGTTTTCATCTGCACTCTTAAAGCGAACAGTTCCAGAGGTTTTGTCAACTCCTGTTGAAGTTCCAGACATTTCATGAATTTGGACGACAGCTGCCATTGTTAGTCTCCTATGAGCTGATCCCGGTACTTAAATGACCAATTAGGATTTACAGTTTTTAAAACCGGACGAGTAGATGCTGTTTTAAGTGGGACTCTATGTGATTTTGAAAATCCTGACCATTTCGGTGTGGCTAAAACAAGAGTCGTATAAATTATTGCATCTAAGAGAGTCTGTTTTTGCATATTGATTTTATGCAAAAGACTATCCATTGATGCAGCAACTTCAATTGTTCCACTTAAAATTGCATCTATGTAAATATCCTTAATTGATCCACTATAGAGTTCCGCATCTATGCTCACAGTTTTGGTTTGGCCAGCACGGCTCAATAGAGCATCCAGCTCCAAGGAGCTGAAAGATTCTTTTATAAAATAAGCGTCAAGATTCGTTGAGATTGTTCTAAGATTAAATGTAATTGCATCAAGAACAGCTGATTTTGTTTGTTGTTTTGTAAGAAGTGAATCCAAAAGAAGGTCAGAAATTAATGTTTTCCAGAGTATAGCGTCGAGTGTAGGTTGCTGTAAAAATGTTTTTTGTGTAATAGCATCAATATCTGTTCCAAGAGTATGAGAACGAGCAAGAAGGCTGTCTATTGAAAGAGTTGTAAGAATATTAGCCTTATTTAAAAGGCTGTCAATAGAAAAAGTTTTTGCTTGAACTCCATTCAAATAAGCATCTAAAAGAACTGGTAAAGATCCACCGTATCCTAAAAGAGCATCTATTGAAAGACTTGTTTGTATCCCTATTTTATTTAGAAAAGCATCAAGTCCAAGTGTTTTTATATAAGAAATATAAAGCTGAGCATCAAGTCCGAGAGTCTTTAATATTCCAGTTTTATTGAGAAGACTATCAATATTAACAGGACGTGTGCCAGTATAAAATAGAATTGCATCTAAAGCAAGCTGTTTTGTAAGGATTTGATAAATCAAACTATCTAAAGAAGTAGTTTTAAGAATATCGAGTTTGTGTAAAGCTGCATCAAGAGAAGTTGTAATTTGACTTCCTGTAATAGCAAATAGAATAGCATCTAAGCTAAGAGTTTTTGTAAGATCAAGTTTGTGAAGCAAAGAGTCAAGAGAAGTTGTTTTTGTAAGATCGAGTTTATTTAAAACAGAATCAAGAGAAAGAGTTTTAAGTTCTTCTTTTGAAATTTGAGCATCTAAAAAAGTAGATAAAGTTTGGCTGGCTTTATTCAATAAGCTATCTAATGAAATTGTTTCAGATTGCAGAATCTGTAGAAAAGCGTCAATAGAAGTAGTTACAGACAAACCCGTTTTATGTAAAGCTGCATCAAGAGAAGTTGTTTTTGTAAGATCGAGTTTATATAAAACAGCATCCAAAGAAACATCTTTGAGTCCAAGATAAGCTAAAAAAGCATCAAGAGAAGTTGTTCTTATAAGCTCAAGTTTGTTTAAAACAGAATCAAGAGAAGCAGTTCTTTCAATCCCTGAATGTTGAAGAATAGAATCAATCAAAAAGGTTTGGGTAAGTCCGACAGCATTTAAAAGACTGTCTAAAGAAATCGTTTTATAAATAATCTGATACAAGAAAGCATCAATAGAAACAGATTTTGTAAGATCAAGTTTGTGAAGAAGTGCATCAATATAAACACTATCTAAGCCAGTTTTAAATAGAAAAGCATCAAGACTTGAAAAGCGTGTTAAGTCAAGTTTGTTTAAAAGAGCGTCAAGAGAAACAGTTTTAAGAATATCAAGTTTGTTTAAAAGTGAGTCAAGAGAAGTTGTTCTTGTAAGATCAAGTTTGTTTAAAAGTGAGTCAAGAGAAGTATCGATTGCATAAATCTTAGCAAGAATTGAATCAATACTTAAGGTTATTGGAACTTGTTTTGTTAAATAAGAGTCAAGAGAAGTAGTTTTAAGAATATCGAGTTTGCTTAAAAGAGAATCAAGTGAAACTGTTTTTGTATAAGTGGCCGCTGTACTTAATAAATTTAAATGATCTCGTCGCTGCGGCCGGAACATCGCATAAGGGTCTTGAGTAATAAGTGCCGGAAATCCCGACTGCTCGGCATACTGGCCATCATCGTCCCAATGATAAAAATAGGCCAAATCAATGTTTGCGTAATCGTAGGTGGTCGAAGTCCACCAAGCTCCCAAACAATAATAGATCGTGCCGCTTACTTGGTTGAACCAATAGGCGGTTGTGCCTGTTCCCCCAACAACTCCGGTTTGGACAACATACTTTCCGTTGATGTAGATTCTCGCATTGTCACCGGATTGCGACACAAAAACATGGTACCATTTGCCATTTTGCAAACTCTCATGGACCACCAATTCGTAATAATTGGTTGAAGTCGTTCCTATTACTTGGAGAGTGAGTTGCCCACTTATTGTAACAAGCAAATTAAGTCTGGGATTGGTAGCCGCACTTGCACTCGCTATAAAAATTTGGCTATTTGATCCATCAGCCCTTGATTCTCTCCACCTGAATCCTGCGGCAAACGAGCTTTTGGAATGACTGAAATATGTGCCAATGCTTGTGGGAAATTTTACGGCATCATCATTGCCGTCCAAAACCAGATACCCGCGACTATCGACTGCCGCCCCGCCCACTATATCAGAAGAATAAAGGTCTAAGGCTAAGTCTTCGGCCTTTAAACCGCCCCCTTGAGTTGAAAAAACGTGCGCCCATGTCAACGCCTGGGCGTGGGGATGGCTTTTGTTAAGCAAAAGCGCATGGGGGGCTGGCGGCACAAAAATTTCGGGAATCTCATCCGAATAAGACGCATCGACAATTTCAATTTGTGCCGCTTTCCAGTAATCGGCGTTGACCGCAGTACACGTTTTTGTTGTCGTTGCCCCTGTCGAAGATACTGTTCCCCATGAGGCGTGGATCGAAAGGCCGCTTGAACTGGCGGCACTCTGCCTGTCGGCAATCTCGGTATATGTCGGCGTTGAGCCACTCGGTGCCGTCCAAGTGGTGCCATACATTGAGCTTGCGATGCACAAAGATACGTTGTTCGCCCGCATGACGATTATTGGGCAAACGGCGCTTGTCGATGACGCATTGGCTGTCGATGTTACAAAATCACCTATCGGCGCTGATGTTTTTATCCCGCTCCACGCCGAAATAAATCCAGCATTTTCAATCGAAGAAGAAAACCCCCAAACGAAATTGGACGCCGATACGTCCGAAGCAGTTGCGATTTTGTAATAAGCATACTGGGTATGCGTCCTAGTCCCGATCACTGAACGATACAACATGGTCCACCCAGATGGGGCTGAGTTGACCAAATTGCTTGCCGACTCGATACAAAAAGCCGCAATCATCAAATGACCCTCAGCCAAACCTGTCGGCTTGGTGAGGGTTATTGATGTCGCCCCTGTGCTGCTTGCAAGTTGCGTATTGACGTGTCCGATTGCCATTTTAACTCAGCGATAAGATTGCTGTTCCTATGACAGAGATAGCAACATTTTGACCAGTGTTATCAGCAGCAATACAGCGAAGATATTTTACCCCAACAGGGATTTCTATTGAATGGGAAAAAATTCCATTAGCAGTTATTGGACCGAATATCCATGGACCGAAATTATACCAATCTTTATTGTTTGCACTCACTTCAATTTTAACAGCAACTGGGAGAGTAGGACCAGTTGATTCATTTGTAAATTTGATTTCTAAAATCGCACCATAGCTTCCAGATAAATCCCATGTTGCAGAATAGACTGGCAGATACGGCATTACGGTAACATTGTTCAATAAGACATATACACCAAGCATATCTGTTGATGCTTGCTGCAAACAACAAGCAACGCAAATCATCCAAAGTTGATTGCCAGAATTCCCATCTGGGTCAAATTGCACTTGGACACTTCCTGATGGAAATCCTTCAGCCGTCACGCCATATGAATTGTTATAAGAATCACCTTCAAGAGTCGTTGCATTCGTCCATGTTACTCCAGTCGGTAGATTCGCGTCATAGGCATATGCCGCAACAAAAATAGCATCTCCAGAAAGACAATAGAGAGAAGGAAGTATAAGATATGAGTTTGAAGCAATCTCACTAAAAGTTCCATCTCCATCTGCGTGTCTAAATGGGCATTTTGTATTTATTCCTTTATAGGTAGCATAATGAAGATGTCCACCATCAAGGAAAGTTGAAGATCCATCAAAATCCCATGCTAAGGTTTGTGTTCCAGTAGGGGGGTTAACCAAGTAATAAATTGCTACAAAATTATCTACAAAGTCATTTGAAACTAAACACGTTAATTCTACCGAGTTAAGTGTAATGACCGCATCGGTAGCAAATTTGCCGATAGTGGTAACACAACCAACGACGGCGAGCATGAAAATCTCGGCATCAGAGGGTACCGAAATTGATTGCGATCCACTGTTCGCGGAAGAATGAATGGATGCGCTTGATCCTGTTCTTGTAACAGCCATTAACTTAAAGCCGACACTTCGGCTCCCTCAACTCGCAGAGTTACGTTCTGTCCGGTATTTGAACCTGAAACTGTTTTTAAATATTTTGCACCTATTGGAATTTCAACAGAATAGGATGCAACCGCATTGTTTGTGATCGACCCCTGAATCGCTGCGCCGAAGTTGTAATAGTTGGAATCATCTGGACTTAACTGGATCTGCACCTTAGCCGCCACGGTAGGGCCAGTTGCACCATTGGTCAATTTAATGTACAACATCCCACCGAAGCCATCAGCCAGATTCCATGCAGTTGAAGTCGTATCACCTGCACCAGCCGTAAGAGTCACATTGTTGTGAATGACTGTTACGGTTTTAGTTGTTGCCATGATTCCTCCAATCAGACTTGTGGATCAGCCGCAATTATTGCAGTCAAAACGTTTGCAGCTTTTGCAGCTTCATTTGCTTTTAGAACTTGCCAAGCATCTCTCGCAGTAATTGCTTGAGCAACAAATTCATTGCGTCCTTCAACACTTGCGATCGCCCGTTGCGAAAATGAAAACGTTCCATATGTTGGGTCTGTCCAGATTCCAACAATAGTCCCAGTGTCAACTTTGTCGGGGTCGAATGAAATTTGAATCTGCCAGGACATTTTTAATTTCCTCTCATTGGGATAAAATCAAAAACAATCTTGAACTTTGCACCATTAACAGAGTTTCCAGTAATTTTCAACCAGAGAGAATTATACACTGGAGCGTCGAAAACAGAACCGCCAGCCAGAGGCCGAAAATGATTATTTGCAGCAGCATCGATGGTGTTCGCGCCCGCGCCGCCCAAAAGATCGTAAGCAACATCAATAGGCTCGACAGTGAAATCACTATCAAGAGTAGGAGCTGGAGATCCAAAGTATGTGTGCAAAGATCTAAGAGCATATCCCTCCTGAAAAGTCAAGACTTTTTGTAGACTGTCAGCAAGCTGAGTATCTGCGACAGTCCCATCAGTGTGTGCTGTTACGTTAGCAGTTACTTGCACCCCTCCACCTGTCAATTTAGTAGAGGTGTAAATAACTTCACTGGCCGCAAAACAGATTTGTGGAATCAAAAAAAGAAGAAAAAAAAGTCTTTTCATTTTATTTCTCCTTTATAAGAAGTGTATAAAAGTCTTCTATATTTTGAAGACAATTAGCGGCCCCTTTATACTGCTGTAACATATCATGATGCTTTTGTGATTCAGTATTGATATATTCTCTCATGGCTGCGATGCGATGATACCAGAGCTTTCTCTTTCCTTCTGTAAAAGCATAAAAAGAATCACTCTCAAGAAGCGGGGAATCTTTGCCTGTAATAACCTCGATGCCCAATCCCTCAGCCAAGCCACAGAAATAGGTAACTGAGGCTTTTTGTTCTACATACTCCTGAGAAGTACATAGATCAATCCCACCGAGGCGAATACAGGTAAAACCCTCCATGATCGCTAAAGCGATCATATAGGACATTGTTGCATCAAAAAAGTGACGGAATTTTGTTTTCAGAGCTTCTAAAGGAAGAACAACAGCATGAGTGAAAGGATTAACTGGAAGAATTTCTTGAGTATAGATAGGGACATTAAGAGCGTTGAGTTCTTGTATATAGACATCTACTGGTTTGTCTCGAAAAATTGAAGAACCTTTTCTTAACCACCCATTTTGTGAGAGGCTGAAAGCATGAACTTCAAAAATTCTCGAGAAGGAGACACCTGGAAAAATAGTGTAATTATTATTGATTCCCCAAATCTCTCCTTCCAAAGAGATTTCGGAGTCCCCACCACCAAGCATTGTGACAGTTTTATGATTCATTATTCAAACCTTTGCCAATCAAACCCAGGATACGAGTTGAAATAAGATCGAGCTTTTCTTGATCATCACCGATTACTTCTGCAATGATGTTGACAATCTCTCCAGCAAAAATCATAAGCTGGCCTTTTTCAAGATGCTCGCCCATTGCAGACTCTAAACGGTGACAAGAGGCGACAACTTTTTCAATTTTTAGTACAAGATCACTGATCGGGCCAGCCTGGAGCATAAGATCAGTTGAGCTTTTGCAATGAGCAAATCGTTCTTCAAGTAAGATTCGGAGAATCCCGACTTCTTCACGAAGAGATTTGATATTGGGGTGGGAGTTAAATTCATCGGCTCGTGCCTGCCATTGGCCGAGTCGAAAAATTCGTAAGCTTACTGCTCTTTGGGACTCCAATTCTTTATGTCCACCATGAGCGAGACATTTAACCCCTCCCTCCACGGCTTGATTACGGCATTGCCCGATATTTGGGATTACCTGCTGACAGCGATTAGGAGCGGCAGGGTATTCGACTCTTTTAATTGTTTCTGGGAGGTCATGCATTTTTGAGCTTCTTTTTTTTGATTTTTGAAATCGCTCATCTTTTTGAGCAGGCTTTTCGCCAAAATAAAAAACAAAGAGGTATCCATATAATATATACGTTTTTTTACGGGTTTTGGACACTTATTTTTTCTGCAATTTTTTTCGCCGAAAATCATGCGCAGAAATATGTGCATAGTGCTAAAAGGGTCATATTTGATTCGATAAATCTATTCTTTCTTTATAAAGTTTCTTTATAAAAATTCTTTATAAAAAAATTTTTTAGAAAAAATTTTTCTAAAAAATTTTTCTAAAAAATTTTTCTAAAAAATTTTTCTAAAAAATTTTTCTAAAAAATTTTTCTAAAAAATTTTTCTAAAAAATTTTTCTAAAA